GAGGCTTTAGAGCAACTTGAAGATAAGGTTAAGTATGATGATAAATTGACTGGTGGGCAGTTTAAAGATTTTACTCAAGGTGTTCGTAACTTGCAGGATTCTCGTAATATTGATCGTGAGAAACCTACGGATTATTCTAAACAGAAAGTGGAAGCTGAGGTTGAAGCTGGTGTTGAAACTAATATGAGTATTGAGGATAATCGTGCTTTATCTGAAGTTCAGGCTATGTTTATGCAACCGGAATTTGTTGAATTGAATAAGAAGTTAATGGATAAGACCGCAGATGAGCTCCAAAAACGCAGAAACAGCGATGAATAAAGGGTTTGGTATTGAGCAATTTGCAATGTATGCTAGTGGTGGTGCTTGGATACCTTTCCGTCATTTAATACTTGTTTGTGAATTGTTAATGTATGTGGTTCAAGGCCGTTTATCTCGTACAATGATTTTCATGCCTCCAAGGCATGGTAAAAGTGAACTTATATCTTACTATTTTTTAACATGGTTATTTGGTTATTTTCCAGATACTCATGTCATATTAGCTACGCATAGTGCCCGTTTTAGCCGGAAATGGGGTAGGCGTGTAAGAAATCTATTGAAAAAATTAGGTAATACTGTTTTTCCGGAACCTATTAATATTTCACAGGATAGTCAAGCTGCGGATATTTGGGATATTGAAGGTCATAAAGGTGGTCTTGTTACTAATGGTGTTGGTGGAGCTATTCTCGGTGAGGGTGCAAATGGTTTTTTAATTGATGATCCAACTAAAGGTTTCAAAAAAGCAAGGTCAAAGACTCATCAGCAGGAATTAAATGATTGGTGGTTTACTGAGGCAAAGACCAGGTTAAATGCAGATATTGAGAATGGTCGTAAGCCTTGGGTAGTGGGTATTTGGCAACGATTGAATATTAATGATTTAGCTGGTCAAATCTTGTATAAAAAAGATGGGGATAAAAGAGTTCCTAATGAACCTCAAATGCCTTTCCATGAAGCTATTGAAATTTTACGTAATGGTGGGAGTATTCCTTATGGTACTTGGGTGATATTGAATTTGCCTGCTATTGCACAGGAAGATGATCCATTGGGACGTGAGGTTGGTGAGCCTTTATGGGAAGAACAAAAACCATTGGATGAGCTTGAGCAAATCAAAAGTGAAATGGGTAGTTTTCGTTTTAATGCTGTTTATCAAGGTGAGCCTCGTGAACCTGAAGGTAATGTATTCTATCGTAAATGGTTCAGTAATAGTAAGGTTCCGGATAAAGAGATGGATGAGATGGTAAAGAAACTTCCTTGTCTTAGGTATTGGGATTTGGGTGCTAGTGGTGAGGATGGTGATAGTACTGCTGCATCACTTACTTATTGGGATGGTGAGTATATGTATTGGAGTAAACAGTTAAAAAGGAAGCTCACTGCAAAAGGTGTTATGGATTATTTTAATGATATTACTGTTCGTGATGGTAAAAAGACTCATGTGCGTATTGAGCAGGAGCCGGGTGCATCTCCATTGGTTTTGATTAATAATTTGAAACGTCAGCCTCAATTAAAAGGGTATCGTATAAGGCCGGATAAAGTTAAAAAGGCTGGTGATAAGTTGACTAGGAGTTTTGATTTGCAGGCTTTGGCTGAGGATGGTAAGGTGTTGATTGCTGAGTCTATTTTTGAGATGGTTGTTGAGGATCTTGTTGAGTTTACTGGTGAGGATGGTGGTGAGGATGACCTTGTGGATACTGGTACTGGTGCTGCTCGTTATTGGACTCGTAAACGTAAGAAGGTTAATGCTTAAATTTTATGGTTTTGTTTAATGTTTAATGTTTATATGTATTATTATGTTCATTTGGATTTTATGAAATCCAGTAATTTGGATTTTTGTGTTTAATAAAATTAGTGAAAAACTAAACAATTATAAAAATGATGGAGATGTAATGGAAAATGACTAAAAAAGCAGATTCATTCATAGTTGCTATAGATGATGATGAGAATATTAATGTAATTGATAAACTTGAGATGAATAAATACCGTGTAGGTGCAAGTAAAGCAGAGGTTGACCCAAAAACTGGAAGTAAACAAGTACCTCCAAAGAATTTAACAGTAGGAAAAAATATTCAAGAACCTAAGTACAATCCAAACTACCTAGTAGATCTACTTGACATCTACAGTTATCACGAAATGTGCGTAAACGCAGTAAGTACAGACGCCGGTGGAATAAACTATGACATCTCACCAATAATGGACAGAGAACCAATCGAAGCAGAGAAAAAAAGATTCATGGAAATACTAGATGCAAGTAAACCCGGAATCAACACACATATAAGAAGATGCCTATACGACCGTAGAAGCATAGGTTACGGTGCAATAGAAGTAATCCGAGAATCCGTCAGTGAATCACCAATAACACGATTAAATCACATTCCAGCTCATACTCTCAGACGTCACTACGATGAAAAAAGAGTACTATTCCAAGATAACCTAGGAAATGAAGTATGGTACGTAATATATGGTAAAAACTATGATGAAAATGGTAATCTTTGTGATGTTCATGCAGACACTGGTGAATTCTACCCTTACAATAGTTTATCTGAAGAGGAAAGAGCTAATGAGTTATTATGGACTATGCAATACGCACCAGGTACAAGTTATTATGGAAGACCACCAATAATAGCAGTAATACCATCAATCCAAGGAGACTTATCCGCAGTAGCATATAATGTAAGCTTTTTCAAGAACATGGGAATGCCGAAATTCGCAGTTACCGTAACAGGAGATTTCATCGATTATGATGAGGAACCTTATATTGAAGGTGACAATGGAGAAAAAGTAGCAAATCCAAATTATGATGAAACACAAACATTACGTTATAAAATTGGAGAGCAAATAAAACAAATTATCAAACATCCTCACAGTGCATTATGTGTAACAATTCCTTCAGAAGGAGAGGAAGGAAACGTTGAAATCAAAATCACACCATTATCTGTTCAAACTGAAGACGGCCACTTCAGAATGTACCGTAAAGACATCAGAGATGAATGTATACACAGCCATCAAGTAGACCCATCAAGGCTAGGAATCTTTGATGCAGGGAACCTGAATGGAACTAACAGTGAAAACACTAAACAATCATATAAATACGGTACAATAGCAACAATAAAAGCAGATGCAGAATCCATGATAAACCAACTAAGAGAAGAACTAGAAATAACCAGTTGGGAATTCAAAATTGTTGATGTAGACCCAATAGATTACAGTAAAGATATTGAATTAGCTGACTTCTTATTCGCCCGTGGAGCAATGACTATCATTGATTTAATTGATAATTTCGGTGAACCCTTCGGATTAAGTATAGACAACCGTGATGACCCATATTTAACAGCAAGATACATTAATGGAGTTCCACTAGAAAGAGTTTGGAGTAATGAAGAAAATCCATATCGTGAAATGGATAGTATTCTCGGAAACGTAGAAAGGAAGTTAAGAGGTGAACAAATAAATGGCAATAACTTCCACAGAACTGAAAAAACAAATATTGGCCTCGAAGATTAGTCATGTTCGTAGCTTAAACTTAGAAAAAGCATTGGAATATGATTTAAACTCATTTTTCAAAAGCTTAAAAGAAAAAGTTATACATGAACTAAAAGAATACTGGCCAGATAATGATGGAGTGTTATTACAAGGCCAACTAGACCTTATTTTAGCCCCAATATTTGAATCACAACAGGAATACTATAATATTCTACGTGAGTATAATATTAAAGAATATGATTCAGGTTATAAACAAGGCCGAAGATTAGTTAATCTTGCTAGAAAACCATTATCCAGTTTCAAAAGTGAATCCAATACCATTAAAGTTAACAAATTAGCTAACTTAAAAGTTGATAAAGATGAGTTATTCGGAACTAATGATTGGACACAACAAAAATTATTAGATCAATCTTTCACTGCAAGTGAAAACACTATGAATCGTGTTGACAGTGACATCAACAAGATTATAAGTGATGGGTATAAGAGTGGTCATGGAATAAACAAAGTAGCAGCCAATATAGAAAACAGATTCCAACAATTACAAACATGGGAATCTAAGCGTATAGCACGTACAGAAATACACAACGCCCACCAAATGGGAATAATGAACATTTACCAGGAAATGGGCGTACAATACACACAATGGACATCAGCACACGACAGTAGAGTAAGAGGCCATAAACCAAAAGACAAAGCCAACCACATTATAATGGATGGAGAAATCATACCACTAGGCGGAACCTACAGTAACGGCCTACAATATCCCGGAGACACCAAAGGCCCTATACATGAATGGATTAACTGTAGATGTGGAAACGTTCCATATATCATACCAGACGGTTACATAGCACCACCTGGAATGGCACAGTTCCACGAAAAAGACTTAATACCAACACTAGACAACTGGAATCAAGATGAGTTAATCGAACTTGCAAATCAAGAAGTTAAATCTCTTCCATCTGAAGGCGAAATAATAGAAGAACTAAGAAAATCTGATTTTGATATTTACAGATTACCTCCTAATGAACGAGAATATTATCATAAACTTAAGAAAAATCATGACATCTTAAAAGAAGCTCTTGAAACTAAAAATTACAATAAACTTGATCAATTAGACCACTCAGCAGCAACCATGATAGAATCCAAAGAAAGTGTTAAAGAATTAGGAGAGGATTTTCTAGAACTGGCTAAAGAAGAGTTAGACGATTATGCTCTTGATATTTCAGAATATGAAAAAA